GAAGTCTCCTGCCACGATTCCTACATGGTTTATTAAAGATGCCAACTTACAAATTCAAAGATAATAATACAGGCGAAGAGTTTGAAAAGTGGATGTATATGGCAGACAGAGAGCCTTATCTTGCTGCCAATCCTCATATCACTCAAGTGCCTACAATACTTCATGCCGTATCTGAAATAGGAAACTGGCAAAATAAAACCACCAGCGATTGGAAACACATTATCAATCGTGCTGCTGATACTCCTGGTTCTCGTATTAATCGTCTGTAATCATGCCTATAAGAAATCGTAAGACTAAGCAAGCTGTTCCATCTGGAATGAGCATCAAGCAAATGAAACGTAAGAAACCAATTAATAACGATATCTTTGCAAAAGATATTGAACCACTTACAGAATCACAACGTAAGATGTTTGAGGCGTGGGAAAACAATAAACATTTGTTTGCTTATGGTGCTGCAGGCACTGGCAAAACATTTGTTGCATTATATCTTGCACTTAAGGATGTGTTAAATGAATACACGCCATATGAAAAGGTATATATTGTTAGATCTCTTGTAGCAACACGAGAAATTGGATTTCTTCCTGGTGATCACGAAGATAAATCATCGCTATACCAAATTCCATATAAGAATATGGTAAAGTATATGTTCGAACTCCCTACTGAAGAAGAGTTCGAATTTCTCTATGGTCATTTAAAAACACAAGGAACGATTAGCTTTTGGTCTACATCATTCTTACGTGGCACCACCATGGATAACTGTATTATTCTTGTAGATGAAATGCAGAACCTTAACTTCCATGAGCTTGATTCAATCATCACTCGTGTTGGTCAGGATTGTAAGATCATGTTCTGTGGCGATGTTCAACAAACGGATTTGATTCGCACCAACGAACGTAATGGGATTCTTGACTTTCAAAAAATCATTGGTACAATGGAAGAATTTGAATCTATTGAGTTTGGTGTAGCAGACATTGTTCGTTCTGGTTTAGTTCGTAGTTACATTATCAGTAAAATTAATTTAGGTTTATAATGTTTATACATTCTTCGTCATTCACTCCCATTGAATTGGATCCCATTATGGTAGAAGGTCGTAGGCTTTATCCTACGCCATCTGGTGGGAAGTATCCATCCATCACAACTGTTCTTGGGGTGTGCCCGAAGAAGAAAAAGAAACTCAATGAGTGGAAGCAGCGTGTTGGTTATGATAAAGCACAGCGAATCTCAACCCGTGCTGCAACTCGTGGCACGAACTTTCACAAGATGGTTGAAGATTTGCTCAATAACTGCTATAATGAGGACAACTTCAAAGGGTATCCCCTCCCCCTTATGATGTTTAAACATGCTGTTCCAACCCTAAATAGAATCACGAAAGTGTATCTGCAAGAAGCAGCATTATATTCAGATCACCTGGAAGTAGCAGGGCGAGTTGATTGTATTGGTGAGTTTGATGGTATTCCATCTGTCATTGACTTCAAAACCTCAGCGGAAGAGAAGCGCGAAGAATGGATGGAAGATTATTATATTCAAGAAACCATATACGGATGTATGTTTTATGAATTATATAAAACACGCATTCAACAACTTGTTACTATCATTGCATGTGAAGATGGTAACACGCAAGTTGTTATTAAAAAACCAGAAAAAAATTACCTGGATCGCTTTATAGAACTACGTTCAATCTACCAGGAGATCTATGGAGGATAATATTTTTGAGGATAAATTTATGACAGTTGCAAGATTTTCTACTGAGGTAGAGACCCTTGTGAACAGTGATTCTATGAGTTATATTGATGCTATCATTCATTATTGTGATACAAACGATATCGAATTGGAGACCGTTCCCAAGTTGATTTCAAAACCACTGAAAGAAAAATTAAGACATGAAGCTCAACAATTGAACTTCATCAAGAAAACATCTCGCGCCAAACTAATGTTAATATGACTGACTTTTTTGATTCCGATATTGTAAGAGAAGAAGCGAAAGAAATGGAGCGTCTTCAAATGGAAGCTATGGAGCTGACCCTTTCTGGTATAATGAATGGGGGAAAGAAAGAAGAGCAACTTAATTACATTTATACGGTGAGAAATCTCATTGAAAAACAACAGATCTTTTACACCCGCCTAAAGCTTTCAGACGATCCCAGAGCAGTTGATATGTGTGAGCAAATCGAGCAGGGTGCTAAGATGCTATACGGTTGGTGGGAGACACAAGACGTGCTCTCGCTAATGCGAGAGATGCTCTCCAAGTTAGAGCAATTTGAAAAAGAAATCATGGCAGATGGTTGACACCGCCACCTGCCTGTGCTATCATGTATATGTGATACGGTGTCACATAAAATAAATCTAAACTAATCCGAGGTAATCCTATGTCTTTCGCTGATCTTAAGCGTAAATCTCAAAACTCCTTTGCTTCTTTGACGAAGGAACTTGAGAAAGCAAACTCTACTTCCACCAGTGATGAACGCTTCTGGAAGCCCAGTGTTGACGCCGCTGGTAACGGGTTCGCTGTTATTCGTTTTCTTCCTGCACCTGATGGAGAAGACATTCCGTTTGTAAAACTCTACTCCCATGCCTTCCAAGGTGATGGTGGTTGGTACATCGAAAACTCTCTGTCTACTCTTGGTCAGAAAGATCCTGTTGGTGAAGTCAATCGTCGTCTGTGGAACAGCGGTCGTGATGTTGATAAAGAAACTGCTCGTAAGCAGAAGCGTAAGCTGACTTACTATGCCAACATCTATGTGGTAAGCGACAAAGCAAACCCTGATAATGAAGGTAAAGTATTCCTGTACAAGTTCGGTAAGAAAATCTTTGATAAGATTACTGCCGCCATGCAACCTGAGTTTGAAGATGAGTCTCCTGTGAATCCTTTTGATTTGTGGGAAGGCGCCAACTTCAAACTGAAGATCACCAACGTTGCTGGTTATTGGAATTACGATAAGTCTGAGTTTGCTGCACCTACTGCACTTGCCGCTGATGATTCCAAGCTGGAATCCATCTGGCATCAGGCACATTCTCTTCAGCAGTTTGTTTCTCCTGATAACTTCAAGTCCTATGAAGAACTTGAGGAGCGTTTGAATCTGGTGCTTGGCATCACTCAGACCCCTGCATCCGCTCGTGCTGCTCAAGTAACTCGTGTGATGGATGAGGATGAGGATGAGGAGTTTGTTGCTCCTGTTGCTCGTCGTGAACCCGCCCTGCCTAAGGTTGCTGTTGCTGCTGTGGGTCAGGATGAGGACGATGCCCTTAGTTACTTCGCCCGCTTGGCTGAAGAAGACTGAAACCAAAACCCATAGTCAAAAACATAAAGGGCGGAAAAAAATTCCGCCCATTTTTTTTATATAAAAAGTTTAAATGCCTGATTTTTTTGTAGTTTTGTCAATATAAGATGAAGAATTAGAATATGGCATACCAGATTCAAATTGAGAAATAAATTCTTGTATAAATCTTGGTTTTAATACATAAATTTCTCTTTTATTTTCATTCAATTTTTCTTCATGTTGGTAGTTGGTTACGGGAGTAATCACACTTGTTCCTGCTACACTTACTGTTACTCTTGTGCCACTATCATAGTAATAAAATTTCCCATCTGATGGAATAACAGGACTATTGGAAAATGTTGATTCAACTTTTATTCCTGCACGTAATACAATTTTACCTACACTATCTTTTACTTCCTTTGTTTCATAGTGATGTATTCTGTCTGCAGGATTAATGGATTGATTGCCAGCTGCACCACGATAAGATTCATTGACCATATCATACAGAACTGCCAGTGGTTTTGGTAAATCGTGGTATACATTTATCACATTATTAGTTAGTGCTATAATCCAATCAAAATTTGTATCCTTATAAAATTTTAATGATACTTGATCTAAACGCTCATTATCCAGCAAAGCATACTTGTTGAATACTGTATTAAAATTAAACGACGATTCAGAAATTTTATATTTTCTAAAGAAATTTTTTACAAGAATATATTCTGTTTCTGAATATGGAAACGTTAATGGTTTTTTGTCGTATTCTATGTTTGGTAAACGATTAAAGTATCCCATTTTTTCTTACCT